CAACTTTTCTAAGACAAGACATGAAAATTTGCGTCTATGCGATCAGCAAGAACGAAGAACAGTTTGTAGAACGATTCTGCGCGTCAGCTAAGGATGCTGACCTGATCCTGATTGCCGATACCGGCTCTGAGGACAACACGGCGCAAAAGGCGCAAGAGTGTGGCGCATCGGTCTACAACATCTGCATCACCCCTTGGCGCTTCGATAAGGCGCGGGACGCAGCCCTAGCCCTGATCCCTCGGGACATTGATGTGTGCATCAGTCTTGACTTGGACGAAGTGCTAGAACCGGGATGGCGCGAGGAAATCGAACGGGTGTGGAAGCTCGGGGAAACGACCCGACTTCGCTATATGTTCGACTGGGGCCACAACATCCGATTCAAGTACGAAAAGATACACGCACGCCACGGCTATCGGTGGCACCACCCGGTTCACGAATACCCGGTGCCCGATGGTCGGATTACAGAAGTCTATGCCGACACAGATCAGTTGCTTGTCAGTCACCACCCCGACCCAACCAAAAGCCGGGGTCAGTATCTCCCGCTGCTTAGGATGGCAGTTGCTGAAGACCCTAGGTGCCCTAGGAATGCTTTTTACTTTGCTCGGGAACTGACCTTCTATCGTCTGTGGGATGAAGCGATAGACAGGCTCAATCACTATCTAAAGATGCCCGAGGCGGCGTGGCCTAACGAACGGTGCTATGCAATGCGCCTGCTGTCCGAAGCCTACCAAGCCAAGGGCGACTATTATTCCGCGATGACCTGGGCACGCAGGGCTACGGCAGAAGCCCCCTACACGCGGGAACCGTGGGTGCGGCTTGCGGAATTGTCCTACGCTTTCAACAATTGGCCTGACTGCTATGCGGCTTCTCGCGCAGCCCTAGAGATTAAGGACAAGGCAGCGGTGTATACGATGGACCCGTCAGTGTGGACACAGAAGCCCCATGACTATCTGAGCATCGCGGCGTGGCATCTTGGGCTGAAAGACGAAGCCATTGAACACTGCAAAAAAGCATTGGAATTTGTGCCCGAAGATGAGCGCATCAGGAACAACCTCGCTATGATGACCGCGTAGTTGTCAGTCCTCCTTCCCGAGTCTTAGGGCATTCTCGGGTTAGCCCCCCTTAGCGGGGGCTTTTCTTTTCTCCCACTCTGCGCGTATCACTCGCTCAAGGTATTGCTTGGCGGCGGTTCCGCGAACTGTGCCCACATCCTCAAGATATTTTCGACGCTCGGCAAGTGGCTTGGTGAGGACATAGCGTGCTTCACAGGCCGCACGAAATTCCTCACTTTTACGATAGTCTCGGTCGGACTGTTCGGAAACTGTCGCGTTACCACTCGGTGATTGTTCGGGCATTTTCGGGTGCGCCTGATCCAATTTTCAGCTTGTCTTGTTTCTAGGACACCTAGCCTAAGTCCGCATTCAGGGCACTTCATCTTTGGACAACTCAAGGTCAATCATCAGGTTGCGTATGGTGGCGTGAAGCATCCCAATTTCAAAATTGAGTCTTGCGAAATCATCACTGCCGCAACGGGCTTTGGCATCTTCTTCGATTCGTGCTAATAAAGCGTCAGCAATCCGGTGTGCTTCCTCAATCTTCTTTCGATATTCCATTACAGCACTCCAAAGCGATTAAGGCTTAGGTTCACAGCGGGTTCCATGTCTTGAGAGTCCCCGCGATCCCTGCGGCCCCACCAAGTCACACCGTCATGCTCAAAGTCCTTGGTCTTCAAGTATCGGATTGCATCAGGGAAGCCCACAACAAGGAAGAATGGCAGCTTTGATATGCGGCACATCTGTTCCGCATGGCACCACTTGGCAAAGCTCATCTTAAAGCCACCGTAGCTTTGGTGCGTTTCGACTTGATAGCGGGTGGTCTTGATTTCCGCGAAAGCCAAAATGCTGCCGTCACGCTCAAGCGCATAGTCAAGGTGATAGCGAATCGGCATCTTCATCAGGCTGCAATTAGCCCTTTGAGAAAACCGATCCGCTATCTTCTGCTCTACGCTCAAATGGCTTTGAGTTTCGTAGAGTTGTCGCATCACTTGAATGCCCAAGACATGAGAAGGAAGGCAGCTATGCAAAGCACAGCAACCAAAGCCGGATTGATTGGCCTATCTTGCTCAATGATTGGATAGCCCACCACGAATTCGCATTCGGCAAGGGTGCGGGGTGTCTTGTAGTGTGATGTTTTCATAGTCAGAGACTGTAGGGGCAGTAGGAAGTGAAGATGCGCGTTGTGGTGTATTTGCATTGGAAATCAACGCAATAGGTTCCCACATACCGATAGCCTTGCGCGGTGCTGATGCCCTCGCAGGAAATCAGCGTACCGGCTCGGGCGAATGCAACCGCAGGCGCAAGGTTGGCAGCGGCAATCAAAAGAATGAATAGGGTTTTCATCAGAAAGGCACCTCATCAAAGCTGTCAGGGTTGTTATCCGGGTCATGGCGGCGACCCGATGCGGAAGGTGGGGATTCCTTGAGTCGGTCCCCTGCAAACTCGACACCATCAACGATGCCGGTCAGCTTGCTTCTGTGTGTGCCGTCATTGCTCTTGTAGGTGCTTACATGAACATCCCGAAGATCAACAAACAGCGTGACTCCCTTTTTGAGATAGGGCGCAAGCGACTCTGCACGCTTGCCGAATAGCGTTGCATCGACCCATTGCGTAGGCTTCTTTCCGGTCTGATCCTTCTGACCGTAGTTCCACGCAAGGGAAATGTTGGCGACCGGCTCACCGCTACCGGTGTAGCGCAATTCCACATCTTTACCGATGCGACCAACTCCAATTAGCTTCATCATTTGCAAATCCTTTCAACCATCTTCGTCACTTCATCTAGGAACAATCGCACTTCGTTTTCAATGTCCGCGATCAGTGCGTCATCACGGTCAACCCTCACAATGAACAGTTGCAGATGCTCAGGGAAGCGCGGGTCATAGCTCACGAAGTCGCAAAACTTCCGGCCCGTGCAAGCCATTTGCCACTGCATCTGATAGACATACTTGGTGTCAGGCTTGCGGGTGGATAGGTTCTTCAAGTGCTGTTTGCTCTCGGGGCACTTGATTTCGATTAGCCCATCTTCTCCCACAAACCCGTCAGGCGATGCGCCGGACATGGGAATGGTCGGGTGGTCGATCATTCCCACTTCGGTCACAAAGTTGCCGGTGGTGGACTCATAGGCTGATCGGGCTGCGGGTTCCTGCTCGACACCCCACTGCATCGCGGCATTCATAAACGATGGGGCTTGAGCATTGGTGATGCGTTCTAGGGCAAGCTCCATGAGGTAGTTTTCCCGTGAAGCCCCGTAGCCCGTCTTTGTTTTTGCCATCACATCGGCAATACGGGATGCGGTGGCCTTGCCTAGACGGGCGGCAAACCATTCAGGTGTGCGCTGATCCATCAGTCATCCCCATTCAGTTTGATGCACTCATCATCTACCCATTCGCAAACAGGTTCGTCAGCAACCGAAAGCACAAAGCCTTCTAAGTCGGGGTCGCCGCCGCAACCGGTGACTACATAGCCAAAGTCGCCAATCTGAACAATGACCGGATCGTCAGGGTTTACAAAATCATCAGGATCGCCGCCATTTATTGCTGCGTTTATTCGCGCCTCTTGCGCGTCAAGCATGGCTTTAAGGACAAACGCCATTGAAAGAGGTTGTAAAAGCATCATTCACCCGCCTTTTCTGCCGCGTTCTTGAGGGATGGACCGTGCGCGGCCCACAAAGCTCGCTTCTGTCCCGTGTTGGGCATAGCCGCAAACTGCTTATTTAGGGCCGCTACGCCTTCCATTGCGGCATCTTGGAGCATAGGTAGCCACTGCGCTTCGAAAGCGGCGTAAGCGGCGTCAGGACGCTTACTAGCGGCATTCCCATCGTCATCCTCCGGGGCGATGCCACAGGTTGCCATCAGGCTATACCGGCGGGCATAGGTCAAAGCTGAACCGTAGCCCTGCGGGTCTTGCTTGGCGGCAGGGACATGAAGTTTGCCCCCAGTTTCCACGATCACACCATCGGTGCATTCGTGGGTCTGCTGAATCAGGGCAATGCCGTTGTTGTTCAAGGCATCAATGACTGCCTCGACGCAGGCGGCAAGGTCTGCATAGCGACTCTTGAAGTGTGGGTTTGAAGAAGTCTTCAGCGCAGGGGCAAAAGCCTTTTGCGCCTTGACTAAGGCTTGTGCTATCTGTTTCATGTCTTATCTTTCATTTAGAAGGGTGCAATAGGAACCTTAGAAAGCTCATCACGCCTGCGTTGATTTAACAGGCGCGACAAGACCTTGGGCGGCAAGGCTCCGAAAGGCCACCCAAGGGGATTTGCTTGTTTGTGGGGAGAAAGCGGAAGGGGTTGGGATGGGTATGCGGTCATCATCTAGGTCCGTAAAAGCTCTATTATCGTCAGCTTTTAGTGTGTTTTGGTGGTGAAAACCCTAGTCAGCCAATCAATAGCTTGGCCTGTCTCAACTTGTTTGCCGGTGACCCGAAGGATGCGCCAACCAAGGCACATGGCTTCAGCATACTTCTCGCAGTCAAGGGTGAAGCCGACCCCGGTGGAATGTCTGCCATTGGTCCACACGCCACCTTCGATCTCAACCGCCACCATCTGATCGGGCCATGCGAAATCCAACCTCCACCGGCGGCGCGGGTGGAATTTGTGTTCCCGCATCGGGGCAGGCAGGCGCAGGGCGCGGATTTGCAAAGCGAACAGTTCTTCAAGGTTGCTCATCGGGCCACAATCCTGCGCGTTTGAGAAGGGTCTTGGTTCGCTCATGGGCGGCATTCCATATCATCAGCTTGCCATCCCAAGATGCCCGCCCCTGGTCCACTTCGTAATGGCAGGCGCGGCACATAGCGGCTACAAATTGGTCTGAAGCCTTGATGCCCATGCCCTTGCCGTGAATGCTTTGATTGGAGTGTGCTGCAACCACGGTGCCATCGGCAACCCCGCATGACTGACAAGGGACGGTGCGGCAAAACTCAAGAATGCGTTTGTCCCGCACATAGGGAAACTTATTCAAAGGCCACCCCCAACTGCTGAACTGCGTAGGACTCCACTTCATTCATGTAGGTTGTGAACTCCGACACGCTCATGTCTGTTGTGCTGCGGCGGCGGCTGACCACCTCACCACCGGGCAGCTTCACATCATCACAAACGCCAAACTTCCTAGCGAAGAACTCATGCCACACATCGGCTGAGAACTGCTGACCATCGACCCAAGCGGTCGCGGCTATGGTCTTGAGGACAAGCCCCCAATAGCGTTTGTTTTGTTCGCTATTCCTCTTTGTCTCTGCGGTGGTGACGATTAAGCGCAGGGGTGTCCCGGCATCGACCATCGCTTTCGCGTTTGATTTGATAAACGCGGTAAACACCTGCCACACGGTCGGGTTGCGAAGGTGGAACTCTCGGTATAAATGCGTCATAGCTGTCATCCTCACATAGTCGCTCAACATGATTAGCAGAAGGAAGGGTGTAGTAAAGGCATTTGTCTCTGCGGGTACACCAACCGCCCATGCACGAAATCATCGCAATCCTTTCAAGCAAAGAGCAACATTTGTGTTTTGACTTTGCCGCCTGCGTCATAGGTCTGTGACTCACCTTTTGGATAAGGCATCAGGTCATATTGCAAGTCATCAAGCATTTGCTTTTTTTGTTTCTTGTTGCCACAAAAATAGATGTATCTATGCTTTTGCGAACGCTCCACAAAATAGACATTCTCAGCACCATACTTTTCAATCAACTGCTCATTGCTCAACCCATGCGCGTAAGTTGCATGATGCTGATGCTCAAGACCTCTGACCTTTGGATCACGAAACTTCGCACTTAACCCCGTGTAGTGGAAGTTTGTTGCTTGGTAAACATAACCAACATGACCCTGACCGGAATCGGCATACGAAACAACAATGGTTGGCTTGGGAAGCATTTGCAATGACTTGCCTATCAACTGAGAAGCCATGTTTTTTTCATTGACGCAAACAAGTCTGTTTAGCTCAATGACGCATTCTTCCCACTTCTTACCGCACACTCCAAAACGAAGTGTCGAGCTTGCAGATGTTCCGTAGGTCACTATGCCCACCAACTCATTGTCAATGTAGGCACCGAAGGCATAGGAGATAGAAGGAATGCGCTTGGCGTAATGTTTTTCTAAAAGCCAAGGCTCTACTTCAAACGGCGCAATTGGAAGCACTCTGATGCTCATGGTCAGTTCCCCACAAAAGCAACACGCCCATTGGCGCGGGCTTCGTACTCACCATTTCCGGTGGTTACTTGCACCATCTGCGCGTGCTTCTTTTTGTCACGGTACTTCTGCTGACGCTCTGCGGAACTCATCTTGCTGCGCTTGGCATCTTTGCCCGCGCCTAGCTTGTAGACCTTGAGCAAATCGCGTCCTCGGCTGTCTTTCTCCCACATCGCAATGTGGGCAGCACCGGCTTTGTGAAGCTCTCGGCAATAGTGCAGCACGGTGACATAGTGCAGCCCCGTTGCTTGGGCAAGTTCGTAACAAGTGTGGGTGCCCTCAAGCAACAGCTTCACAAGCTGCGCCTGACACATGGCATTGACTTTAATCATCGGACCAACTTAATTGCTTGTAGGGCTGCGATTCGCGCAGGACTGTTTCTAGACGCTTGGCGGTGCTTTTCTTGCTCGGCAAGGTATCGGGCAGTCTCATCGGCTTGCGACTTCACCACGGGGATTTCCTTGGCTCTAGGCGGGAACACATCGCGCCAACCCATCAGCGTTGATTGGTCAAGCGAAGCATTCGGGTCATGTCCTGCTGCGCGTAGGTCATACAAGGACTTCAGCACCATTTTTTGTGCGCGGTCGGTGAAAGGAATCTTCTTCATTGCGCGGCGCATCTCGCAGAAGCCTTCCCAAGCGTCCGCATCAATCCATTCGGGTAGTGCAATCATCTTTCTTGTCTTCTTTCAATTCTTCTGCACACTCGCAGTAGCCTTGGCACTTGGGGCAATCGCACTCACCGTGCGTGTCTTTGGCGCACCGATAAAGGGCAAAAAAATCCCTACAGTGTTTGCACTCGCTCATAGCATCCCCCACAAGTAGGTGACCAACATCCCGACCAATACAAAAGGTCCGAGGAAGATCACAAGCAAGATGGCAAGTGCCCATGCTGCTGCAAGCCAATCGGTAA